CTCTGTCCCAACAACGTCTCATACCATATAGATAATGCCGTATGGGTGAGTCCTTGGACAATTTCGTCCTCAAACGTTCCACATAGGAGTAATCATATGACATGGGCACCTACCACTCCCGTAACGGGAGCTGCTCAAACGGGGTTCACCTCACCGACGTATACGTTGGTGACGGATACCGCCCCTGATGTAAATGGCAAGCAAGTCGCTGTCTCAGCGCTTGGTGGTACTCAGGCGGGTGTTACGGTTCATTCCGTGGCATCTCCTTTCACCGCCAGTTATTGGCGGCCGAAAACTTTTGCTGTGTTGGGGAAACCCAATCCAGTGACTGGCCTGCTCCCAGCTGTCCCTAAGAACGAGTTCAAGCAGATCGTCCGTAAGGGCGTACTGCCACTCGCCGGTCAACCGTACAGCACCATGATAATCGAGGTTAAATCCCAGATTCCCGCTGGTGCCGACACGGCAGACCCTGCCAACGTTCGTGCTGCCTACTCCCTGGCGATTGGCCTGCTTCAACAACAGGCTGCCGGGATCGGTGACACGGCCGTAAGCGGGATTATCTGAATGTCCGCTGGTAAGGAAACCAAGGCGCCCGCTATCACTAGCGTGCGCCTGAAGTCGAATCCAAAAGATCGACCTGGGGTCCTTGTCGTCATTAATTTGGGTAGAAATACTCACATTAGTGAGTTTGATTTAGCCGCCTTTCATCGGTGGCTCATTTCGAACGGATACCGAACGGGATATACCAAATTCCTTTCGGGCGTCGACAATTCAACGTCGACTGGATAGTCTGGAATGGGTCCTCAGTCGAGGCCCATAACTTCTTATAGGACAGCTTATGTACATTAGTACTGAGTTGCAACAAGCCATCTCTTCTGACATTCCCCTTCAACACAATATCTTAACATCAGATATGAGTGTTGAGTCCGCTCGTAAGCTCTGGCTACGCCAGAGTTTCCTGAAAAAGTTTCAGGACGACATCCTCCCGGATGCCGATGAGAAGTGCCTCGCGAAGTTTCTCGCATGTAATGCGAGTTGCGGGGCATTCAGTCCGAAGCCCACAGGTTTATTCGTGGACTTGGTCTTTGGTGAGGTCCAACAAAAACTTTACCACGCCTTTGTCGAACTGAACGGATGCCATCTCTACCCTATGCTGTCTCGTTTTACTGAGCAGTGTGGCGTAGGGCCTGGCGCAAACATAGACGCTGCTTCGTACGATTTCTATACGAAGGTATTTAACAGTCGTCTATCAAGCACGAGTGAAGGATTGACCCGCCTTTACAGGTACGCCATCGTCGATCATCCAACGTGGTTTTCTGCCGAGCTTAAACGCAAAGCGACACATGGAGACGCGACCGTAGATGGATCACGCTTAACATTTGTGCCTAAGACGAGAGAGATCTCGCGAAC